CAGTAGGTATTATAAAATTTATGAAGATTATATTTTTCTGCCGATTCTATAATCCATTTGTCCATTGCAGTTTCTTCCATAACATTGGGTGCTTCTGCATGACATTCACTACAAAGTAATCTGTAGTATCGTGGTGAATCGTACTTGGGATCATAATCATAATTCGACCAAGGGACAGTATGTGCCCGTTCAGTTGGTCTTTCATAACCACATCTAAAACAATGTGTGTCCATCTCTGAGGCATCTACTGGATAATCACATTCATCTATATGTCTTTCACACCAATCCACAATCTGTTTCTTGGTAGTTTTCATGGGTGGTCTTTTTCTCATCCGAAAAAGTCCTCCAGTGATGCTACGGGTTCTGCGTCCCAACCGACTGCGTCCAGACTTACTTGGATCGGATCGAGGAAGGATTTAGTAAACATCATATCGTAGTCAATGTATTTGTGTAGTCCCAGTTCCTTGGGGATGTTCAGTGGATATGACACCACGTTTTCCTGTAATGGGTTTGGTCGTTTGAGATAACAGAATTTAATCTTGTCACCATTCTTGACCAGTTCGAACCTCTTACCCAGACCCTGCTTCTTGACTTGTTTATTAAACAAGAGTGCACCACGAACATGGATCGGGGTACCCTTACTGTAGACGGTCTTGGTGTTGTGCCACTTGGTTATGTTGGTGACACCACGAGGGAATGAAATATCTTCGGGGGGCATTTTCTTGAATGCTTTCTTGAAGTCGGCAATGTGTGCTTGGGTAGCAGTCTCATCTGAGTTGATGATAACACCGAACGTTTCTTTGAATGCATTACGCACAACCTGCGGTGTACTGGATTTGATTGCTTCGATACCCATCATCTTTAACTTGGGAGTTTTGTACTGGACACCCTCGTTGTTGTGGACGTTGAGAATGTATCTCTTCTTGGCAGTCCAGATCCCACGAGAGGCAATTACCTCACGTCCCATCTCCATGCGGTTATCATACGCACCAGTAACTTTTGCCATACCATCGTATGACTTTACCAGAACTTTCTCGAAGTGGTCTGCACAGATCTTGTCAAGAAACTTAACTGGATCTTTGGGGTTGAACTGGTCAACCAGTGCACCCATTCGAATGTAAACGGAGTCAGTGTCAATCGCAACAACGTAATCTTCGTCTGTCTTGAGGATTTTCTGCATCTCATCATTGACGGCACGTTCTGCCCACTTGATTGCCAACTGACCCGCAAGGGTGATACTCTCTGCCACACGTTGATCAAAGTAACGGAAGTACTTGTTACCCAGTGCACCATAGAGTGAGTTCATAAGAATCTTGATTGCCATCTGCTGATTGTTCAACGAGGTGATCTTGTACTCAAGTTCTTTAGTAGGATTGTTTTGGTTCTCTTGCTCCAGACGTAGCATCTCATTCTTCACGAGTCTACGTTCCGAGTAATACTTCTTAATGATCGTGGGGATAACACCCTCACGTTTGTGGGTGAATCTTACACCAGTGGGTGCGACAGAGTAACCATCTTCACTCATAGTGGCAGACCCATCAAGAAACTTATCAACACTCACGTTGTTAACGAACCCGTCCATGACAGTTTCGGGTGACATGTTGTATTGTACAATGATGTTAGGATACAGGGAGTTCAAGTCGAACGAGGTAACCCAGTCATGAGATCCAACCTGTGGTTCTTTAACGTAACCGCCTGGATATGGAGTCTTGGGTTTCTCTACCTTGGGTGGCACCGCAACCTTCTGCTTACATAGCAAACGGTAGATGATAGCATCCCAGATAGCAGTCGTACCCAGAGTGTCGGTATAGTTCACACCACCACGGTATGCCATGGTAAGTACCAGAGTAATTAGATCTAACTTCTCATCGATCTTGTGAACCAACTCCACGTCCTTGATATTGTAGTCAATGAACTTCTGGTAGTCTTCCTTGTACAGAGTGAACAGGTTGCCATGCTCCTCATACGAGAGTTTGTTCTCTCCAAGTTCTACGTGGGCAATGTGATCCAGTCTGTAGGATTCTTGTAGGTTGTATGTAAACTTCTTGTAGACTTCAAGGTAGTCAAGTACCTCGATGCCTTCGATGTTATAGAACTGGTTCTGCTTACCATTCATAAGTAGGGTGCGTTCTTTGACGTTGCCCCACGGAGACCATTGCTTGACACGTTGGTCACCAAGGATCTTGAGAGTCCTGTTGATTAGGTATGGCATATCGAAGAACCGTACGTTCCAACCAGTGATTACATCTGGAGAGTGATGTCTCCAGTGCTCAAGGAATTTAGATAGTAGGTCATGCTCAGAGTCACACTGTACAAACAATACATCGTCACGAGAATTCTCGTAGTGCTCCAGACCCCAGACACGGTAGATGCCATCGTTCTGTCTGAGACAAATACTAATGACAGGATACTCTGCCCTATCTGGTTCGGGGAATCCTTCACTGGACTCGACCTCAATATCGAGATTGTTTACACGGATCAGAGATCTGTCAAACTTGATATCGTTGGGGTATTGCTCTTGGATGTATTGTGCAATGTAGTTGGTGTTGCCGTAGATAGACATGTTGCTCACATGCTCGTATCTTTTGTAGAAGTCGGTTGCCTCCTTCATGTTCTCGAAGGGGATTGCTTCTACCTTGTTGCCATCCAGAGTATCCCACGACATAGAGGATCCACCAACTTTAGATGGGATGAATAGGGTAGGTTCAAACGGAACTTTGCGTTGGGCAGGTTGCCCATTCTGGTATCCACGTACCAGTAGGTTGTTTCCATAACGAGAAACGTTGGTGTAAAAATCCATAAGTAATCCTTCAATAATGTTTCATTATAACAAATAGGTGGGGCAATGTCAAGGTTTTATTACGTATATTGGTTCGATAAAGTTTAACTTCTTATCGTCCTCTACTCTGTAGTGATCTGACATGTCACTTGAATTTGGTCTCTTGGATATCATCATACCTACAACATAGTCTATGCCATATCGGTCTATGATATCTTTCTCAATATAATTACGTTTACCATTAACCACAGGGTCAACAATATTAATCATAACTTTCTTGCAGTGCTTCTTCATAGCATCCATAACAGGATAGAAGAATGTGTCTCTCCACTGGTCGTACTGGTTGTATCTTTTCCAAGACTGATCGTCTTCGGATGCAGATCCTTCTGCATACTTCTCGATTCCAAAATAAGGGGGTGAAGTAAACATTAGATCATACTGACCGTCACATATATTATCCCAGTCCATATCTTCGGCAGGTTTGTTATATATGCGTACCCTCTTAGATCCAGTCACCTCGAACCAATCACCATGATCGGTGAAGGTAGTCTCTACAGGAAACAATGGTGATTGCAATAACTCTTCGTATGCAACACACTGCTTCTTGTATAACTCATATGATTCTGTGTTGGGATCACATCCAAGATACTCTGAGGTATTATTAGATGTATAGAAACCTGCAAGTCTGTCACCCCATCCACAAGAGATGTCGATTACTTTCCTCGCACCTTCGGTCTCGTATATAGTTTTAGCAACAGATGGTTTGAACTGTGTAGCAACATATCCAGAGAGTCTGAACATAGCACGATACTTCTGCTCATCAATCGGAGAGGTTTCTCCTTTGAACTCACGGAACAGATACAACATCATAGAATGAAATCTTGATGAGTATGGATTGTCCCACGCATACTGTGACGATGCGGCGGTAGCATGACCACAAGTGTAACGATTGTCACAGTGGAAATGATTGCTCACATCATTGAAGTTATGACCGCATGACATAGCATACTTAACTTCTACCTTCTCATCAAACTTATTACGTACAGTAGTAGGATCAAGATTCTTCTTGAGATTATGCTTACTGTTACTGTTTAATAGTTTATTGAATGA